CATCTTAGAATGCATGGAATTGAGGTTGTTTATATTCCAAGAAAATTTGTTAATAGAAAAACTATCATAGAAGAAGTACAAACTTCTAGATTTGATGATAACTTTGCAATTGAAGCATATGTAAACTCATATGATGGGTATTCTGGGGCAGGAGATATTTTAACAAAGTTTGGAATGAGTTTGAGGGATGAATTATTAATTACAATCTCAAAGGAAAGATTTGAAGATTTTATTGCACCATTTCTAGGTGCATTGGATGATGGTAGTGGTGAAGGTGAAGTTATTTTAAGCACTAGACCAAGAGAAGGAGATTTAATTTATTTTCCTCTTGGTCAAAGACTTTTTGAAGTTAAATTTGTAGAACATGAACAACCTTTTTACCAATTAGGTAAGAATTATGTTTATGAATTAAAATGTGAACTCTTTGAATATGAAGACGAGATTATTGATACCTCTATCGATGAAATTGATACCCAAGTTCAGGAAGAAGGTTATATTACAACTTTAAAATTGATTGGAGTTGGTAGAACAGCAACAGCATCAGGATCAATACTTGGTTCAGTTGGTTCGGGTTATATTAAACAAATTTTCTTAAATAATGATGGTTATGGATATACTTCCTCACCAATAGTTGCAATAAGTAGTTCACCAACAGGATTATCTGGGGATAATGCAACGGCAGTTGCTATTACGACAGTTAGAGGTGGAGTTAGATCTGTTGAGAGAATTTACTTGACAAATGCTGGTGCAGGTTATACTGTTCCACCAACCATAACGATTTCTGGTGGAGGAGGGGCAGGTGCTGCTGCAACATGTTCAATAGAAACAACTTATAATGGTGTTATAAGATTTACTATAAATGATTCAGGTGTTGGATATGGAACTGCACCAGTTGTTACAGTCTCCGCACCTGGTCAATTAGCGATCAGTGGAGTGGGACAAACTGCTGTTGGTATTGCTTCCATGGGTATAGTTGGTAGTTCAAACGTTGTAAGAGCAATATATGTTTCTAATCCTGGTTTTGGATATACTTCAGCACCAACAATAACTATTGCAAATCCAGAAACACTTACTGGATTTGGAACTTATCTGTTTAATGAGGTTATAAGAGGTTCTAGATCACAAAGTAGAGCAAGAGTTAAAAGTTGGGACAAAGATACTAATATTCTTAAAATTTCAAATGTTGGAATTGGTGCGACACAACTTACATTTATACCAGGTGAAACGATCATTGGAACAGAATCGGGAGCTCTTTACACTGTTCAAGGTTTTGAAAGAATGGATACATATGATAAATATAGTCAAAATGATGAGATTGAAGAAGAAGCAGATCTCATTGTAGATTTTTCAGAATCAAATCCTTTTGGTAATTACTAATGTTAGGAACCTATTATTATCACGAAATTATAAGAAAGACCATAATTGCTTTCGGTACACTTTTTAATCAAATTCATATTCGTCACACTGATCAGAGTGGAAATAACGTTAGTGATATGAGGGTTCCTATTGCTTATGGTCCAAGACAAAAATTTCTTGCGAGAATTCAACAGCAACCAGAATTAAATAAAGCAACACAAATTTCGTTACCAAGAATGTCATTTGAGATGACTTCTATTCAATACGACCCAACAAGGAAAACAAGTGTAACTCAAACATTTAAAGCATGTGATGATGGTGGAAAAATAAAAAAAGTTTTTATGCCTGTTCCATATAATATTGGATTCGAATTAAATATTTTAACTAAGTTAAATGATGATGCTTTGCAGATCGTAGAGCAAGTTTTACCGTATTTTCAACCAGGATTTAATTTAACAATAGATTTAGTTGATTCTATTGGTGAACAAAGGGATATTCCAATGGTTTTAGAAAATATATCTTTTCAGGATGATTATGAGGGTGATTTTTCTACCAGAAGAGCTTTAATATATACTTTATCATTTACAGCAAAGACTTATCTGTTTGGACCAATTGCAGAAAGTTCAGAAGGTCTTATTCGCAAGGTACAGGTTGATCTTTATACAAATACCGATGTTGCTAATGCTAAGCGTGAAGTAAGATATACAGTTACTCCTGATCCTTATGATGCAAATCCAGATGATGACTTCGGATTTAATGAAAATTGGGAATTCTTTGGAGACTCAAAAGAATTTAGTCCAACTCGTAAAATAGATATCTAATAAATTATGTCAAATAACTATGATAGCATTGACAATGCCTTGAATATAAAAAGTGAAATAGTTAATGTTGAAAAAGAAACTCCAATTGTTAAGGTTGAAAGTTCTAGTAATGACATTAAAAAAGATTATGAATATACAAGAGCAAATTTATATTCTCTTATAGAAAAGGGGCAAGAAGCCATTAATGGAATAATGGAACTTGCAGCAGAGAGTGATCAACCAAGAGCATATGAAGTTGCTGGTCAGTTGATTAAGAGTGTAGGTGATGTAACAGATAAATTGATTGACTTACAAAAGAAATTAAAAGATGTTGAGGAAGATACTGTAAAAACAACTAATAATGTTACTAATAATGCAGTGTTTGTTGGATCAACTTCGGAACTTTCAAAGTTACTTAAACAAGGTTTTCTAAATAATAAAGAATAGATTTTTTCTTATGAGTTGGTCTAACGATTATAAAAAATCAATAGACTGTGGAAATCCAAAAGGATTTTCGCAAAAGGCACATTGTGCTGCTCGTAGGAAAAGAAAAAGAGGTGAAGAAACCAAGTCTAAATCACCATTTAGCGAACAAAAAGAAATGAGCGAAACCCGTTACTGTAAGTTGTGTAGGAAAATAGAGCAAAGGGATGGATGCTCCTATGGACCTTTAATGTGGGATAGATATTCTGCGCCGATTCTTACCATGAATCAGATTAAATATGATCCAAACCGACCTCATCCTGCCAATGAGTCAAAAGATCATGAATATTCAATGGCTCGCTCAGAGTTATCAACCATTGCGAAGGCGACTAAAAAACTTCAGAAAAAAATGAAGAAAGGTGAGGGTGAGATTGAAGCATGGGTTCAATCAAAGATTACAAAAGCAGCAGACTATATTGATACGGCAGCAGATTATGTAAATAGTGGTGAAATGAATAAAGAAGAAGTTGAAATATTAGAAGGTAAGAGAGACGGGAAATCAGCAAAAGATAAAGATTATTCTCTTCGTGATTGGTTTAAAGGTGGTGGATGGGTTCAAGCAGGTGGTAAGTATGATGGAAAACCTTGTGCTAAACAACCTGGACAAAAAACAAAACCATTCTGCCGCGATGCTGACGATAGAGCATCAATGAGTAAGGAAGAAAGAAATAAAAGAGCAGCAAAAAAACGTAAAGAAGACCCAAATCCAAATAGAAAAGGAAAGGCAAAGTTTGTAACTGTTGAACAAGTTGATGCCAGTAAGTATGGAAAAACCCCAGATCAGCTCTTACAGGATATTATAGATAAAGATAAAAAAGGACCAAACAAATACGGTGGTGGACAAGTAATTAAAACTGGTTTACAAAAAGCACATTTTGAACCAGAAGGTGAACAACTAGATGAACTGTGGGGCAAAGTTGCTATCGGTGCAGGTGCTGCCTTTATTCCATATCTTTTAAAAAAGTTCGCAAAACCAGCAGTTGATAAAGCAATTGATTCTCCTGCAACTGGTTCTGATGGTTTGATTGATAAAATGAAGCAAAAAAGAGATGCTATTAATAAAGCAACTCAAAAAAATTCTTATGAACCAGAAGGTGACATGGTAGAAGAAAAAGATGCCTGCTACCATAAAGTAAAGTCAAGATATAGTGTTTGGCCATCTGCATATGCTTCTGGTGCATTAGTCAAGTGCCGCAAAGTTGGTGCAAAAAATTGGGGAAATAAAACTAAAAAAGAAGGATATGAATTTTCCAATTGGAGAGATGAATTCTTCCCAACAGAAGTTGAATCTGTAAATATTATTGAACCACAACCATTACAACCATCAAAGGGTATTGGAAGTGAAATTTTAGATGAGGCAGGTAAAAAGTGCTGGAAGGGTTACAAAAAAGCAGGGACACAAGAACTGTTTGGTAAAACTTACAACCGTTGTGTAAAGGAAGGATATTCTGATTGGAGGTCAGAACTTTCTGAAGATTGGCAAAAAGTCAATCGTCAGGATAAGACTGATGGTTTAAGTCAAGCAGCGGTAGATGCTTATCGCCGCGAGAATCCAGGTTCAAAACTTCAAACTGCGGTCACTGAAAAGAAACCGAAAGGAAAAAGAGCAAAGCGTCGTGCTAACTTTTGTCGACGTATGAAAGGTATGAAGTCTAAACTGACTTCCGCAAAAACTGCAAGAGATCCAGATTCAAGAATTAATAAAGCTCTCCGTCGTTGGAACTGTAACTAAAATGAAATCTTTTCAACAATTTCTATCAGAAAGTATTACCATTAACGGTGACTTTAATGGAACTCTAAATGTAGGTTCCTCTCAACCAGAACAAGCAAGCGAGTCCTTCTTTGC